ATATTTTTGATTTATTGTTTGAGTTAGGGGTTAAGGTTATATTTGATTAACCCCTGGAATACCAGGTTATAAGGTCAGTTCGTATATTGAGGTATAAATAAGTTAAGAAATATGGAGTTATTAGTTGTATTAGGTATAGCGATTGCAGTTACGATGGTTAAATTCTTATTAATGGAGATATTATTATGAAAAAGCAAAAGACCCAGATCCCAATCCCAGTTGATGTGGTGTTCATGCCCCACATTTTGATGTTTGAGCACTCGATTATTCACCTGAATTAGGTCATTATGGTAGACAGGTGGGTTCGAATCCCACATGACCACTATCTTTTTAATTATACGACCCCTTAAGCCCGCTAACCCCGGGCTTTTGGGGGCGGAAGTAGGGTCGCACGAGCAGGTTCGTATATTGAGGTATAAATAAAGATAAGACATATGATTAAAGTTGATTTCCAGATTATCGATCCAGTAAGTAATGAGACAATTAAGGCGTACAGCCTGAACCTAGAGCCAAGCCGTGTACTCATTGAGGTAGATGAAGCCCGAGCTGTATGGGATGAGTACCATGTGGTAGCCTCAAGCCAAGGTCCAGCCCCGTTTGTGGTTTATAAGACCAAAACGCACAAGCAAGAAATGATGGAGCGCCAGTGGTTAATGGATCTACATTATGAGGTCTGCGACCAGGATTTCTAACCAACCAAGTATCTTTTTAATTATACAATACACCCTGAGCCCGGTTTCATAACCCGGGCTTTCGGTGACCATGAGCACACACCAATTTATCCAACAGAACCAAGACCGTATTGAGAACATAGACGGTAACCTAGATGATGCAGCCATCACCATTATGAATGATAATGGGCGCTTAGAGTTTTATTACTTTGAGGATGGCGTGATGGTGAGCGCCAGGGCTAAAAACCCAAATGTGTGCGCATGGTAAAAGGTGCTGGGTCTGGAGACCATGGAGACCCGAGACCCAAGACCCCTGACCTTAGACCCTGGGTTAATGGTTTGACCCTGGGCTCGACCCGTAACCCTGGTTTGTGGTCTTGACCCTGGGCTTGACCATGGGTTGTTGGCTTGACCCGAGCCCATGACCCAATAGAGACCCGATACCATGGAGAGACCCGAGACCAATGACCCGATAGACCCAGTGACCCAAAAACCAGGGTGACCAGTGACCATGGGCGAAGACCCGAGACCATGGAGACCCTAGACCCTAGACCCTAGACCCTGGTAACCCTGGAGACCCTAGACCCTGGTAATGGGGTCTTATGGCGTACGGCGGTATATATACCGTATACATGTGGTATTACGTATAGGGTACCACGCGCGTTGGGGTCAATATACGCGTGGCGTGGCGATTTCCGTGACTTAGAGTAAATCCCTTCTTTTTTAACCTTTACCCACATCGACCCATTATATAATTATATATTAACCATGTTTGGTTAATAACCCATATTTCCATTTTACATATTTTTGGAAACGTCCGTAAACCCCAAATCCTTCTTTTTAAAAAATTTCTTGGCATCGAGCAAGTATATACGCATATCAAGTGTGGTTTCTATATTCTCACCATATTTATTATCAGAATAACCTGTTGGTTATTTCCTAATATATTAACAATATATTCAATGATAAAAAAAGCACTTTTAATCCCAGTTTATTTAACGCTCGGTTATATTTTTATAGTTACATGTTCTATAGTCTCAATAATTAATTTATTTAAATAAGATGCCAACCATAAATTACTCCGCTACTAGTCTATATGAGGGAACTTCCTCAATTAACTTAACAGCAGGTACCCCTTATACTTTTGCTTTAGTTAATAATTCAGGTTCTTCTTATTTTACTATGGAAACTCCATTTAATTATTTATTTAATGGGTCTACTCCAAAGAATACATCTGGGTCATTTACTTCAACTGGTAGTCTTACTCCTATTATTTCTGATTATATTGCTGGGTTTGCTCTACCTCAAACTAGTTCTATTTCTTTTGTTTTTACTCCGGCTACAAATGTAACAGGAACTACTTTAAGGCTAATAGGAACCGGTGGGATTACATTAGCTATTACGTTTTAATAGTATATACGGATAGAAGTATTTTATATAGTTTAAAAAATAACTTGGAGGGTTGAAATATATTTCTTATATTTACGGTATAAACAAATAAAAATAAAGGTTATGAAAAAACAAGACATCCAAAACATCCAAAACGCACTTGAAAACGTTCAATCACTAGAGACAATTGAACAAAAAGAAGCAGTTCTTAAACAACTCAAATCTCAAATTCGCAAACTTGAAATTGCTGTTATTGCAATTGGTTTGGTTACTTTAAGTTTGATTATTCTCCCATTCCTTGGTATTCTATCATTTAACACTGTTCTTGCACTTTCAATTGTAAGTGGAGCGCTGTTGATTGTTAAAGCATTTAAAGACGGAGAAGTTCTTGAAACAGAGAAATTTTTCCTTCAAATTAGTATTAGTAATGATAAAAACCAAGACAAAGATGGAGAATGAAAAATATCAACCAAGTAGAAAAATTACAACTGCAGACGGAACTATAATGTACATGTTTGATGGTAAACTTCATAATTGGGAGGGTCCGGCTTTACTTCCTCAAGGTGATAATCGTAAACGAGAATATTATCTTAATGGAATCAAAATGACTCAAGAGCAATGGAAAGAAGCTCTTAAAGGAAGAGAAGGTTTACCTTGGTACAAAGGATCAGGTGCTAAAGCACGATTTTAACACGCAAAATAAAGGTTATGAAACGTATATCAAACGAAGAAGCTTTAAATTATGTTCCATATGAAAGAACTCCTTTATCGCCTCCCCCATCGCAATATTCAATTTTTATCGGGGATAATGGTTGGGAAGAAATAAGATATTATACATCTCGTTTTAGACAAAGTATGAACGGAAATAATGGAGATCAATCTGTTTATATTTTAGAAAGTTCTTCTATGCCTGGGATGATAAAGATAGGTCATACGAAAGGAGATCCTATTGATCGAGCTAATACTCTAAGTAAATCTACAGGTGTTCCTACTCCATTTAATGTTGTATATTCATATTGTTGCTTTAATGGGGAAAGAATTGAAAAAGCAGTTCATAAACATTTTAGAACAAAACGTGTCAACAAACAACGAGAATTTTTTTATATTGAATTAGATGAAGCTATTAAAGCTATAGAGGATTTAGGAGCTAAACTAGATTGATATTTATACGCAAAATCAATGATTTTATATGTCAATTAAAGGTGTATTTGCATTATTTGGGTTCCCGGATGAAGATAATCCTGAGCGTTTAAAACTTGAAAGTGAATTAGAAGACTATAAAGAATCTCCTCATTTTAAGTTAGGGATGTTCCATAAATTGATTATGAATGGACATTTATTTTCAAAACAAGTTACTAAATTTTTTGCTAAAGCAGATCCTTCCTTGGATGTAAAAGGAATAGATCAAGCAGGTGAATATATGATGTTTACCAGAGCTTGGTTTTGGATTGAACAAGTTCAGATAAGAAAGAAAAATTGGAAAGATGCTTTAAAACAATATGCAAACGAAGAATTTTTAATATCTCTCCGGTTAAGTATTTCTTATTTTGAGAGCACAGAAGAATATGAAAAATGTGCTCATTTAAAAAAAATACAAGACTTTGTACAAAAGAACTTGCCTACCTAAAAGAAAGTTATTATCTTTAATTATATTTTGATATTAAATTATTGAAATAATAAAGGTTATAAGAAAAATAAGTAAATAAAATAAAATGAAAAATAAAGAATTAGTATTGAGACGCCTAGAGTCTCTAGAAGGAAAATTAAAACGTTTGAGAAGTGCTCTAAACGAAAGAAATATTGATGTTGCTCGTCAAATTTTAGAAGAGGCACTTGAACTTAAGGAGGATACCCAATCTATTGTTGAACGTGAAAATTAATTAAATAAATAAAAGTTATGAATCTTACCGCCGAACAAATCCAAGACAATTGGAATGAATTATTATCTTACATTGAAGAATATATTTCCGAACCTCGTAAAGATAAATTATTAGAATTTTATGAGCAATATGCTGATCGTTTGATGTTAATGCCTGCTGCGCATAAAAAAGAATACCATAATGCTTTCCCCGGAGGATATGTAGAACACGTTTTACGCGTTATTCGATGTGCTCTTAAGCAAGCTCAATTATGGGAATCTGAAGGATGTGATATGTCTACATTTACAACTGAAGAATTAGTCTTCTCAGCCCTGAATCATGATCTAGGTAAAATGGGTGATGAGACTCAAGAATCATATATCCCTCAGACTGATAATTGGAGACGTGAAAAATTAGGAGAGGATTATATGTTCAATACTAAAGTTCCTTTTTCATCAGTTCCAGATAGAGGCTTATTTATGCTCCAATCACATGGTGTCCAGTATACATTCAATGAAATGTTAGCTATTCAAACACATGATGGTTTATATGATAAGGCAAATGAAAAATATCTTATGGCATTTATGCCCGAGCAAAAACCACGTACTTCACTCCCTTATATTATCCATCAGGCAGATTTGATGGCAGCACGTATCGAGTTTGAACGTGAATGGTTACCTAAGTTAAAAGAGGACAAAAAGTCCGTGGATAACGGAAAAGGGAATTTTACATTAGGGAATAAACCCAACATGTCCAAAAAGACATCAACCAAAACTAAAGCTTTAGGCACGTTCAAAAGTGATAGTTTAAAAAATATGTTAGATAGCTTATGACAACAGTATTAATTAGCGTTTTAGCGGTTTTAGTCGTAATCCTAGGATTCACGACTTTTAACCTTATGCGCAAAGTAGAAAAACAAGAAGACGTATTAGCAGGATACTTAGCATATCTAGATCGTTTATCTCGTACAATTGAAATTTCAGATAAAAAACTTAAAGAACTAGACCGTGGAGGTGTGTTTGAAAAGGATGATGAAGTTGGGGTTATATTTCAATCAATTTTAAAAATTCAAGAAATCCTCAATGAATTCAACCTTAGAAAGTTTAGTTAAAATGCCTAAAAAACCGGGAAGTAAAAATTACTTTACTCAAGATACTGAGGATGCGATCGTGTTATATAACAATACGGTCGATCCTGTATTGAAAAGTAAAATTTATGAAGACCGTATCCATTATGCATTTTTCAAATTAACCCAGAATATAATCCATACGTTCAAATTTTACCATACTGAAGTAGAAAATTTAGAGCATTTACAACATGAGATTATAGTATTTCTCTTATCCAAAATTCACTTATTCAACCCCCAGAATGGAGCTAAAGCATATTCTTACTTTGGTACCATTGTAAAACGATGGTGTATTTTATATAATGAAAAAAATTACAAAAGCAAAATTAGCAAGGTTTCAGTAGATGAATTATCCAAAGACGATTCAGACCACACTTATACTATTGAACCAAACAATTCAGATGATCGATTATCTCATTTTATGGACGAATATGTTGAATTTGTTAGTTTTAACTTATACGAAATATTCCCTAAAGAATACGATGCAAAAATTGCAGATGCTGTTTTAGAGCTATTTAGAAAACGAGACAGTATAGACGTATTTAATAAAAAGGCCCTCTACATTTATATCCACGAAATGATCCCAGATGCCAAAACCCCCAAAATTACTAAAATAGCAGGCGTATTATACGATGTATTTAAGAAAAATTACCTATTCTATTTAGAGGAAGGATATATGAATTTCCACCTCTAGTAGTTGTTTATATTTATAAAAAACAATACATATGAGTAATTTAGAATCAAACGTATTTGGCAAGAAAAAATTCTCGGATATTCTCAAGGAAATTTACGAAAACCAAAAGAAAAAAGAGACCCAAATCACAGCTTTGATAGGTGAGTTAAAACCACTTATCAATGACATTGGTGACGCTACTTTGATAGTTCCTTTAATCAAGGAATATATGGAATTAGGTATCAAAAACGATGAACAGTTAATTAAGATGGCTACAATCATTCAACGTGCTCTTGCTACTGGTAAATCAGAAGATGAAGGGTTTGGAATGACTGAAGATGAAAAAGCACAATTATTATCTGAGGTTAAAAAATTCAATCCTAAAGATTAATGGCATACGGTAAATTTGGTTTTCCTTCAATGACCAATAGGGCATTAGGAAATCCTAAAAATTTTAATTCTAAGAAAAAACAAAATGGAGAAATCCTTGTAAGGGTTAATGACATTATCTTAGATGAAAACCATGCCCAATATAACTCTAATCAAGGATTAAATCAAATAGGAACTATAATAGGCAATAAAGCTAATTTTGATGGGACTATTGAAAATCAAATTATAAGAGCTCGTCCATCATTTAGCGCTGGATCAAAGTATCCTACAGTAAATGAATATGTAAAAGCTTGGAAACATATTACTCCAAATGAACCAGCTGGTTCTTGGGTTTATGGTGAAGTAGTTCCTGTATGGGGGATGCTTTCTCCGAATGTTAGTCCATATCCTGTCAATACTACTAATTTATTACCCCCATCCCAACAATTAGATTACACACAGGTTGAAGCCGGTGGAGTAAATATTGTAGATAATGAAGTTCAACAAATTAATTTAAATTCTCCTAATAGTATTAGTCAAGCTACTTTTGTAGAGCGTTCAAATATCCACCCATTAATGCCTTATATGGGTGATGTCATATATGAAGGTAGATGGGGGAATAGTATTAGGTTAGGAAGTACAGCTAAATCAAAAAGTATTTTTGCTAATCCTTGGTCTCGTTCAGGTACAAATGGAGATCCTATTACTATAATTAGAAACGGTCAAAATAGAAATGCAACAGAATTTGGTGCTGAACCTATTGTTGAAAATATTAAACAAGATTTATCTTCTATTTATTTAACTTCAACTCAATCACTCCCTTATGACCTCTCAGGTCTCCAAGCTATCCCATACCAGTCATATGCTAATACTGAGGTTCCTAAACCAGTAACCCCTTCCCAATTTATATCTCCCCAAATATTACTCAATTCAGATAGAATTGTAATAGATGCTCAATCTAATGATGTGTTAATTGGGGCTAATAGATCAATTGGATTATTTGGAGGTACTAGTGTTAATATTGAATCTGGGCAAATTAATATGTCTGCTAATCAAATTAGATTAGGGGTAAGCTCTACAAAAGATAAAATGCAACCCGTATTAAAAGGAGATGATACTGTTAAAGTTCTTCTTCAATTAACAAATATACTTCAAGGTATATCTGAAATACTTAAAGTAGCTCAAATATACCCTCAAGGTGTTTCTATCCCTGATACTGCATCTTTAATAATTTCAGGCCAAGCTTTAGCTACTTTAGAAGAATTAAAAAAATTATTAGAAGATCAAACCAACGGTATTAAATCTAATTTTGTAAAAACTATTTAAATGGGGGGATATAATTTAAAACAGATACCAAATGGAAGTGTACCTAATTATAATAATGTAATTAATGCATTTCAAAACGATTCTTCTTTATTTGATCTTACAAAGCAAACTGACTTAAGATCTTTAATATTTGGTATAACACCTAGATTAATTGCTTTATCTCAAAATATAGTTGAAGATTTTATTCAAGTATCTCAATCTCGAAATTTACCTTTATCTTTAGAAGAAGCTGAATTTGATTTAAATAAAGATGGAGTTTTAGATAATGAAGAAAAACAAGAATATGAAAAATCAGAATTAATAAATACTTTTACATCTTCATTAAATACTATATATTTTTCTAAATTTGGTTTTACTACTCAAGATTTAATTGATTTTAATAATTTATCCCGAAAAGATAAAAGAGAAACTATTTCAATTTATGTTAAAAATCAAGCTACTGGAAGTTCCGAATACCAAAATATCTCAGCCTCAGTAGAAATAATTGATCGAATAATTCAATCTCAAATAGCAGCTGGAGAAGAATTATTTAAAATATTAAAATCTAATAAATTAAAAACTGTTAAAGGTAAAATATATGATAGTACTTCTAATACTCCTATAAAAGGAGCTAAAGTAAAATTTTTTTCACCTGATGGAGAAGATTTTGATTACTATAACGCTATTAGTGATAGAAAAGGTAGATTTAAACTTGAAATCCCAAAAATTTCAGATGGTATTTTATCTGCTACACCTTCTTTACCTCAAACCGAAAATCCCCAATTAGTAACTATTAATGGAGATATTATGATTCCTGAGGGAGAAGATCCTTTAGGATTTACTGTTTATGTATCTGATATAGATGGTACTCCAACAACTCCTCTTTATCAAATTTTTCCTAAGAAAAAAGAAATTACTGTTATAAATCCTATTTTAAATTCAATAGGTCAAACAGTAGAACAAACCTCAACTATTAGATATATCCCCGGATTCTCTAATTTTTCAGTTCCACAAGATTTTAAATATTTAACTGCAAAAAAAATTGGAACTAATTTTAAACAAACTTTAGAAGGAAATACAATTTCATATTCATTTGATCTTGAATACTTTAGATCAATAGTAGACGCTGTTAGTATTAATACTAATCAAAATAAACCTAATACTATTCTTATTTCAGCCAATCTCCCGGGATCAATATACGAACCTGTTGAAGTTGTTCCTTATAAAGGAAATGGTGATATTAAAAGAGATTTAGGAATTATAACATTAAATCCTATAAATTTAGATACGAGGCAATTAATGATTGATGCTTTGTCTCCTGATAAAGATCAAGCTCAAAAATTAGCACAAACTAAAAAGGATTTAAAATATTATGCTCAAGAAAAATTAAGTCAATTAGAAATTGAACTTAAAAAAACAGCAATTCCATTTTGTTTAATATTGATCTCATCTTTTGGAGTAACTAAAGTAAATGAATTAATAGCTGAAGGTAAAGAGAATTTAATAAATGAAATTAAATCTTGCCCTTCCCAGGAAGAAATTCTTGTTATAATTAGTAAGAAAAATAAAATAGTAAAACAATTAAATAATGCTCTTAGAGCTATAGAACGAACTAATAATGCTTTATCTATTACTTCTAGCGTTATAGATGTTTTAAATGCATCTTTATTAGTAATTAAAAATATTCCAATTCCGACATCAACTGGTGTTCCTGGTGTTCCTGGTATTCCTATTAATGTTATTAATAAAATCCAAGATATAATAGATAAAACAGAAAAAACATTAACAGTATTAAAAGGAGTAGATGTAGGATTAATAGCTATTTTAAGCATTTTACGCCAAACATTAGCTACAATAGTTCGATACCTAAATCTCCTAGACAATCTTATTCAAACATGCTCTCCAGATCTTACTCAAGAGCAACTTTCAACTGAATTAACTGCTTTAACTGTTCAACAATCAACTCAAACATCCCCTGTAGTTACAAATGTAAATGGATTTGAAATGGGGGTTGAAACCGAACCAACTACTAATTCATTAAAACGTAGAAGAGCTATTGCTCGTAATAAACAAAATGTAGTGATGTTAAAGGGAGAATGGTCATTTAGTTCAATAGATCAAATATTAATTGACGAATTAGTATTTTACATTCAAGTAAATAATTTAAAAGCTGACTAATTTAATATTTATAAACATATGAAAACCGACGGATTAAAAAAATTAATTAAAGAAGCTGTACGAGAAGCGATCCAAGAGGAATTAAAAGATATTCTTTTGGAAGCGGTTCGTACCCCAAAACAAATAGTTAGAGAATCTTACTCTCCAACTCCAGCAACAACCCCAAAACCAGCATATGCTCCACCCCCAGTAGATTTTAAAACAAAATATGCTGAGGTATTAGGTGAAACTGCTTTAAGTTTTACTTCACAAGATGCTGTTCCATTTAGACCTCAATCATCTGATCCTGTAAATGGTAATTTAGGTACAGGTGAATTAGGAATGGATCAAATTATGAATTTGTTAAATAGTAAATAATGGCATTTAGCCCCCAACAAATAGCTCCTGTAGATTTTGACGCAAGTGTTGCCGTTGGGGTTAATATTCCTTTTAGTGGTCCCGCTGTTTTTATTTCAAATTATCAAACAAAAGATGCGACTAAAAACAATCTCATCAATTTCTTCCTTACCAACCCAGGAGAACGCCCATTAAACCCATTATTTGGAGGTGGATTGAGAGAATTTATATTTGAACAAATTACTGAAGATAATTTAAATTTTTTAAGGGAAGATATAAATGATAAACTCGCAATATACTTTCCTAATATAATAATTGATGATTTAACAGTTACTGGACAAAGTGATACAAATCAAATAACTGTAACTTTGAAATATTCTGTATTAAACACTTCTATAAACGATACTTTAGAAATACAATTTTAATAAATGGCAACCTCTAAAAAAGACATAAAATATATTAACCGTGATTTTACTGATTTTAAAACACGATTAGTAGAATTTACACGTACATATTTCCCTAACACGTATACTGATTTTTCACCAACATCACCTGGTATGATGTTTATGGAACAAGCGGCATATGTAGGGGATGTTTTAAGTTTTTATTTAGATAATCAATTTCAAGAAGTATTTACTCAATATGCTCAACAAACAAATAATGTTTATGAATTAGCATATATGTTTGGTTACAAACCAAATGTTTCAACAGCAGCACAAACTGTAGTTGATTTTTATCAACAAGTTCCTTCTAAATTTGTTGGTGGTGTATATGTTCCTGATTATGATTATGCTTTAACAGTTAATGAAAATGTTACTGTAACTTCTCAAAATGGGATTTCTTTTATTGTTCAAGATAAAATAGATTTTTCTATTTCTAGTTCCCAAGACCCTACTTCAATTTCAGTATATCAAGTTGCTGCTAATAATCCACAATATTTTCTTTTAAAGAAAAGTAGAAAAGCATTATCTGCTACTGTTAATACTCAAACTTTTTCATTTACTGATCCTGTTCCTTTTAATACTATAACAATCTCAGCTAATAATTTCCTTAAAATTTTAGACATTGTAGATTCAGACGGTAATAAATGGTATGAAGTAGATCATTTAGGTCAAGAAATGGTATTAGATTCTATTAAAAATACTAATGTAAATGATCCAAATGCTAATGGAGATACACCATATCTTCTTCGTTTAAAAAAAGTTCAAAGACGTTTTGCTACAAAAGTACTTTCAACTACACAATTTCAAATTCAATTTGGTGCTGGTTCCCCAACAACTACTGATGAAGAAATTACTCCAAATGCTGATAATGTAGGTATTGGTTTACCATTTGAAAAAGATAAGTTAACAGCTGCTTATTCTCCTGTAAACTTTTTATATACTAAAACATACGGTATTGCACCATCTAATACTACTTTAACAATAAGATATTTAACTGGTGGTGGAGTTTCATCGAATGTAGAAGCTAATTCTTTAACCAGTATAACTCCTGGATTTACCCAATTTAGTCAAGTTAATTTAGTTGCTAATACTGCAAACTATGTATTTGCCTCTTTAGCAGCCAATAACCCAGCAGCAGCTGATGGAGGTAAAGCCGGAGATACTATAGAAGAAATCCGTCAAAATACCCTAGCACTTATAGCATCCCAAAAACGATCAGTTACAGCAGATGATTATTTAATTAGAGCTTTAAGTATGCCTTCTGATTATGGTGCTGTTTCTAAAGCATATATTGAACAACCTAAATTAACAGATGCTCAAGTTTCAACAATTGAAACTCTCAATCTATATGTTTTGTCTTTAAATTCCCAAGGA